GTCAGTCTTTCGTAAAAGACCTATAAACCCAGTGGCTCTCGCCAGGATAGATTTGTTTGAAAGAACAATGAAGTCCTCTCGAGTGGGGCATCTTTCGGGATGCCCTTCCTACTGGGTGGAAAATAATTAAAAACCGCGTTGACCCTTGCGGAATCCAAAAATGGGCTCGGAGAATGTTGTGGGCTCTGCATCCAGAAACGGCAGAACCCTCATTCCCCTTTTTGCAAGTATGACGGACACCAGCTATTACAAGAACAACCGATATTCATCCGTCCTCTATTTGCCCAAAGGAACCCCGCGGCCCTGCCGCGATTTTATGGCCCGTACTACGCTCGTAGTCCAGCGCGCCACCTCGTCCGTTCGCCGAATTCACCCCGGTGTTTACCCCACGTTCTCCCCTTCTCGCATACACACTTGCGCTGACTTGTTAAAGCAGCTTAAGCAGTTTCTCGCGACTGAGCTTGATGGTGCCTCTCAGGAGGCCCAAATGGCCTTTCAGTCGGTGAAAAAGCTTTTGCCAGCGTCGTGTAAGTGCTTGAAGCACGGGATGTTAGGGGACCTCCGGGTCCGGCTTTCTCGCCCTCCTCCTTCCTTGCCTGTCGGCTACCTTTCCTTCGCTCGTAAAGTCTCTCGTGAGATTTTTACGAAAGGTTGGGATCACCGATGGGGTAGCAAGGTCTCTACCTTCTCACCTTCTCTAGGCTCTTGCATTGGCAAGTCACGCAAGCACGGCGGTCAGCTCTCTGAGCTTTCGGTCGCCGGTCAGCAAGCGTGGCAAGAGTCCCTCAATCTGCCCCTACCGGGCTCTCTTGAGGGTGAGTTGCTTCTCGTGGACTCTTCCGGGAAGCCTCGTCCTTTGACGAGGTTCGTTTCCGAGGCCGCCACTCTCCGCCCACTCCACGGTTTGTTGTACGACACTTTGTCGAAACAACCGTGGCTTTTAAGGGGCGAGATTACGGCTGAGAAGCTGCGGGGCGCGGGTTTTGACCGCGCGAGGGAAGAACCCCTCACCAGTGGTGACTATAAGTCTGCCACCGACAATCTCTCGATCGAGGTCGCAGAGACAATCCTTGACGTGGCTTGGTCTAGTTCCAAGCACGTGCCAGCTTCCGTCTTCCGGTATGCTTTGGCCGCTCAACGGCCAACGCTATCCTACGAAGATGATGAAGGATTAATCTCGTCCTTTGTGCCGACTCGTGGCCAGATGATGGGGAGCTATCTTTGCTTCCCGCTTCTGTGCCTTCAGAACTACATCGCGTTTCGATACGCCGAGTACGTTTCTGGGGTTGAGGGCACTCCGGTGCTGATCAATGGAGATGACATCCTCTTCCAGTCCGAGCTATCGTTTAGCAAGGCGTGGATGGGGATTGTCGGGGACTTAGGTCTCGAAGTTGAACCTACGAAAACGTCGGTAAGTACAGAGTACGGGAGTCTTAACTCCACTCTACTCCGGTGGGGCCCTCAGGGGCTCGCCGTTGTCAAGACTATTCGTATGGGGATGCTTCGGGAGGTCAGCCATCCTTCGAATTTGGGTACCACCGCCCTTCAGTTCGCTAGGGTCGGCCCGCGTAATACCTGGCTCTTGAACTTCGAGGAGTTTTTGAGTTGGC